TCACGATCACTTCCCGTGTCCAGAGAACGTCCCCTATCGGTTCTAAAACCCAAGCCACCCATAAATCATTGCGTCTAGCGATGTCATTGCCGATATAAACGGGGTTTTTCTGATAGTGCTGTGGATGCCCTGCCTGTACATGTTCAACCGCGTGAATCAAATCGTAGGCGAGCCACGCGCTGGCTTCGTCTAACCACTTCAACTCGTACTCTTGCGCCCAAGCGTCTTCATCGTTTAAAGCGTCCCGCTCCCATGCGATATTAAAAGGGAGACCTTCCAGAACCGCACGATAAATATCTACTTGGTGCAGTGACCAAATTCCACTGTCATCGGTGGCAATCTGATAGAAACGATTGCCTTTTCCCTTGCCAGTGGACGCGACGATCATCCTGAGATGACCTCGTAAACAGGGATAAGCCGCTTTCCAAATCTCTTGCGACATGACCGAAGGAAACACGCCATATTCAGCCAGATAGATATTACAGGTGTAGCCACGAATGGTGTCAGGATTGGCCGGTAAGGCGCGAACAATACTGCCTTGGGGAGTCACGACTTCCAGCAGTTTGACATGTCTTTGGTCAAATTCAGACCATACTTCATTCTGCGTGATGTCCTTAATCGCTTGGTTATAGGCTCTGAAATGACGTTTGACTTCGGACATTTCAATCAATGCTTGGCGTTCACCGCGCGAAATAATATTCCATTCTTCGCGCCGACCTTGCGACTCCGCCTCAAAAATACTATCCACCACTTCTAAAGTCGCGGTGAACGATTTGCGACAGCCCCGCGCCCAGAACATAACCTTAAAACGGGCGCGATCTCGCAGACATTCCTTTTGATAAGGAAGGAGTTGAATAACCGATGTATGGTCATTCCCGCGCAAGCGGGAATCCATTGGATACCCACTTTCGTGGGTATGACGGCTACCTTTAGAAACCATAAATCGCTCGAACGGATTCGAGGGTCTTGGCATCCAACGCTGTGCCGGCTTCTTTTGCGTCTTTTTCGAGTTGGTCTAAACGCTCCATCATTTCGGCTTTAAACGTTTCCAAGGTGATCAACGTTCGACTCAGTTCTGGTTGCATCTTGGCGAGTTTTATCGCGATATCGAGTCGCTTTTCTGGCGGTAATTCTTCCAGAACGGGGTTGAAGTCGAATTCGGAAAGCATTCTAAAGATGGTGAGTTGCAATTGGAATGTGTTAGCAATCGCCATATTAGCACCATCAGTGCCGGCCGTAGCGGTCATATCTCGTGACCACAAGCGCATATCCTCAATCGCTCGCAACCGTTCTTTTCGTTCTTTCGCGTAGATACCCAGGGTGCTTTTTGAAATTTCGTACCCTTTTTCGGACAGCAGTTCAGATAACTCCACTAAAGAGCCGTAACCCCGCCGCGCCAGCTCAGTATCGAGCCAGTCTTTATCTTCGGGTTTCATTAGGTCAATTCTGGGTACGGGAGGCATATTGGAAGGATATAGCACATTTTTTCTATTTTTTCACTGACATCATGTCAGTGGTTTGTTTTTGAGGATTCTATGGATGTGACGAAGGTCAAGCTGATATTTTTCAGCGAGTTCCTGATAATTATACCCATTAAACTCACTTTGGATTTTTTGATTACGGATGGATCGCAATTCTTCAAGATTGCAAAGAATGAGTTGTAATGTCTCATCTTTAAAGTAACTTAGTAAATTAATGAGTTGTGACATGATGTCAGTGATTTCCATTCATTATTTTGCTATTTTTATGTAGCCACTTAAATAAAAAAATAATTATTTTTAACTACTCCAGATGAAACTTAAAATCTTTTGGGCTGGCACGCATACCGATAGTGCTGGCAATACCCAAACATTTACCACCGCAGATTTGCAACAGATGGCGGCTAGTTACGACACAGGTAAACATGAAGCCCCTATCGTGATTGGTCATCCAAAAACAAATGATCCTGCTTATGGCTGGGTAAAGACCCTAAATTTTGAAAATGATACCTTATATGCTGATGTAACGCAAGTAGATAATGATTTTAAAGATTTAGTGAATCAAGGCCGATATAAAAAAGTGTCGGCCGCGTTTTACCCTCCGAATGAAAAAACGAATCCAGTGCCGGGGAGTTTTTACCTGCGGCACGTCGGTTTTTTAGGCGCACAACCCCCCGCGTTAAAGGGACAGCCTACCAATATCGCTTTTACGGAAGCGACGACGATTACTTTTGAATTTGAAGAGAACAAGATGACAACTGAAACAAAAGAAACATCAACGACAGTGGATTCCCGCTTACGCGGGAATGACAAAGGCAATGACAATATCAGTCATTCCCACGCAAGTGGGAATCCAGTGGAATATGCCGAGAAATATGCCGCGCTCCAAAAACTCGAACAAGAATTGAGACACCGTGAACAAGAATTAAGACGGGCAGAGTCGGCACAATTCGTGGAGACTTTAACGGCTAAAGGTCAAGTTTTGCCACGCCAAGTCAAGCCAATGGTTGAATTTTTGGTGAATTTACAGTCACACCCCGCAGTACCCTTAGAATATGCGGAAGAGGGACAACGGATTCAAACGACGGGAACGCAATGGTTTAAAGAGTTTTTAACCTCGTTGCCTAGTCAAGTGGAATATGCCGAACTGGCTAAAGCGGCCGAAGTGAAAACGCCGAAAATCCCTGAAACCAATCTGGAGAAATATCTGAAAATGCAGTATGGAGAACAAAAATGAACATTGAAAGCGATAAGTCTGCACTGGGTGATGGGATTAAGTGGGAGGTCAACTCCACATTCTGCCGCGATACAGTCACGATTGCTAGCGGCCAATCTGCCGTGACTGAAAAACTCACGGTACTTGGTAAAGTCACGGCCACGGGTAAATACAAGATACTTGCGCCCGCCGCTTCGGATGGTACTCAAACCGCCGCCGCGATTAGTTGTAGCCAAGTGGATGCCACTTTAGTGGATGCGATTGCCGTAGTCTTAATTCGTGGCCCAGCAGTCGTTGATCCAGCAAAATTGGAGTGGCCGAGTGGTATCACGACCAATCAGAAAACTACCGCAGTAGGGCAATTATTAGCCTTGGGTATTAAAGCAGGGGTAGGAGCGTAATCATGCCAACCACTTCCCCTAAATCGCAGTTTAACTTAGTTCAAAATACCCGTGCGATTAACTTAATCCCTAACAACTATGGGCGCATTCAACAACAAAAGTTGTTTCGGGGGTATGGGATACCGACCACGGCTGTAAAGATTTTCCAAAATCAAGGGGTTTTAAGTTTACTGCCCGCGTTACCTCGCGGGGCGAATCCCGTATTGAATCAAGGTGAAACCCGTGATTCGCGGATAATTGAAGCTCTGCATTTCCCTTTAACCGACCGCGTGTATGCCGAAGACGTGCAAAATACCGTAGATTGGCAGACTGGGGAAACGTTTGACACGATGACCGCCAAGATGGCCCGGACGATGGTCACTCATCGTAACAAACATGCGATCACGAAAGAATATATCTGCATGGGCGCGTTAAAAGGTCTGATTGTTAATGACGATGGTAGCACCTTGATTAATTTATTTACCGAATTTGGGATTACGAAAAAAACCGTGACAATTCCACTGTCTACCTCGACGACCGACGTGCGCAAATATTGTCACGACATCCTTCGCCATATTGAAGATAACTTGCTCGGTGAAATGATGACGGGCGTGGAATGTTGGTGTTCAACCGAGTTTTTTGATGCGCTTGTCGGTCACGATCAGGTACAGAAAACCTACTTGAATTATCAGGAAGCGGCGGAACGTGTGGGGGGTGATGTGCGTTTGGGCTTTAGCTATGGTGGTGTGAAGTTTTCCGAATACCGCGCCGTCGCAACAGATCGCACCGCGACCAGTCGAAAGTTCATTGCGAGTAACTACGCTCATGCTTTCCCCATTGGGACACAAGATACTTTTGAGTTGGTTTACGCGCCGCCGGTGTTGAACGGCATTAACAATGCCAATACGATGGGTCAAGAACTCTATGCGTTGCAAACCCCTGATCCCAAGGGCCGGTGGATTGATCTGGATACGGAGTCGGACCCACTGCCGCTGTGTCGTCGGCCGGGATTACTGGTTGAAGTCACCATGTCATAACGTCATTCCCACGCCAGTGGGAATCCAATGGATGCGCATTGACGCGGGTATGACGAAGATGCGGGTATAACAAAGAATAGAAGGCGAATTATGAATGATGAATTTAATTGCCCAATCAACCGCAAGACCAATGAGTTGGCTGTGATGCGACAAGAAATTACGTTATTAAAGCAGGAAATCAACCTCTTAAAAGCATGGGTGCGAAACCTAAAGTTGTGGGCTAAAACGACCCTTCTCGTGTTTTCAGCGTTTACCGCACTCATCTTGTTTTCTCAGTACGTCTACACGTCTAGTGTCGAAGACCTGATGGACATGGTAACGAAGTCTCAATGTACTACCCAAAAATAGAAGATGACATGAGTGGAACAACTAGCAAACCTAATTTTGTACTGCGTCTTAGCTGTTTTTGGTGGCACGATTGGAATCAGTCGGTACGCTTTAGAAGAGAATAGCGAATCGTATGAATTTAAGAAGCCTTTAGCGCATTTTATTCTCACAGCGGCGATTTCAGTGGTCGGCGGTGTAGCGACGAAATATCTTATTTTTCCTGAACCTGAAGCTATTATTGCGGGTGGCATTGTGATCGCGGTGATCGGTCATGTGAGAGTCAGAAGTATTTTTTATAAATTTGTAATTAAGAAATTAGGTCTCAACGGCCACGATGAAAATACTCCAGAGTAGTTAAAAATAATTTGTACAGGAATGAATATGAAATTAAAAATAGATTTAAGTCAACCTTCCACTTGGCGTGGACTCGTCTACGTCATCACGGGGTTAGCTTCCATGTTAGGTTTAACCATCAGTTCTGAAGCGTCCATGGCAATCATGAGTATCGGATTGTCTATTGCAGGGGGGATCGGTTTCACAGTCCCTGATGAAGTGACTCTCTTAGAGAGAGATGATGAGCTACGTAAGTAAAGAAAAGATTATCGAATTATTTAATGTCGAAGATATTGAAGATGTAACGGATGAGCGCGTAGAACTGATCATGCAACAAACGGATGATCTGATTCATAGTTATTTAGCTCAATGTGAAACTTTGACGTTACCGCTCGATCCCGTTCCGAAACTGATTGAATCTGTAGCGGTAGATATAGCACGTTGGGAAGTCATCTCGGATGGACGAATTTATGACGAAGTACGAAGGGATGGATTAAAAATTCGCTACGACAACGCACTGAAATTATTAGGCAGTATTCGTGATGGAACGCTCAGTTTATTTGGAGTTCCCACCACATCAACCAGAGAAATTACGATAAACGCACCGATAAGGTGTTTTACCCATAACACATTAAATCACTATTAATCAATGGATTATTTATGAGTCAAGAAGAAAAGAAACCGGGCGTACCCGGCGCCCAGAAAAAGAATAGTTACGTCGCCACAAAAGAGGGTAACGCATGGAAAATTGTCGCGCCTGACGGAACGGTGGTGCAGTCAGGTTTAAATGCTAGTCAGGCAAGCGACCGTGTTAAAGAATTAAACCAATAAACCAAAATGGCTAAATTTTTAGATGTTAATTTAAGCGGTGTCATTACTCAATACTCCACAATTTCAACAGGCACTACTACTGAGAATGATACTACGAACGCAAGTAAGGTTATTGAAACGAATTCAAAAGGTAAGTTAGACGTTTCTTTGTTATGGCCGAGTGATATAGTTGCATTGGCTACTGATGAAATGATAATGATTTCAACTTTTTTAAAGGGATAATTCATGGCAACTATAACCTTTAAAAATATCGTTAAAGATATGACTACCGGGACTGACACTTATTATACCTGTCCTTCCTCAACGACTGCTATTATTAGTGGATTGACAGTAGCTAATATTCATGCGTCGTCATCTAGCACTGCCACTGTCTATATCAATGACACAAGCGGGTCTAAAGATGGTTATTTCTTAAAATCTGTTACTATGGGGACAGGATTAGCTATTACCTTGCCTAATATGATTTTAGAGGCTGGAGATACTGTTAAAGGTACAGCAGGTGCTAATTCAGTTTTCACTATTACCGGCGGCGTGTTGGAAAGATCATGATCATACATCCTAAAGGGTTTATGGCAGTAACTCCAGCCGTTGGTAACGGTTCTGATGGTGTTCTTTCAACGTCTGGTAATGTTTCTTTAACCTCAACTACAGATGGTGACGCGGTTGTTAAACAGTATCAATCTTTAACGGTAAATAGTGGTCATACTTTAACAGTATCTAATCGTTGTAAAGGTTTACATATTTATGTACAGGGCGATTTAGTTTTAAACGGTACGATTAGTATGACCGCGAGGGGTGCTAGTGCGTCGAATGCAAATCAATTAGTAACCAGTAAATCAATATGGAATGGGATTTTTTCATTTAAGGAATTTGAAATTATACGCTCCATTTTTCCATATTTTGAAGATATTACCATTTCATCATCAAGTGCAAATGGCGGTAATGGCGTGTATGCGCCTAATAATAATTATATTAATGGAAATAATGGTAGTAATGGATCATCACTTTTCCAATGTGGTGGTGGTGGTTCAGGAGCTTGTGGTGCTCATACAGGTTACGGCGCAACGGCAACATCAGGTCGCGGTGGTAATAGTACATTTTTTTCAGGTGGAGCAGGAAGTGGAGGCGTATGTGCATTTACGTCATCATTAACATCATCACAAGGTAGTGATACAGGCGGTGCAGGCAGTAATGGAAATAATAATCACCCGGGTATGACAGCGAGTAGTGGAGTGGGTAATCCGACAGGTGGGACAGGTGGACAATTAATTATCATGGTCGGCGGTAAAATATCAGGAAGTGGCGCGATTGAATCTAAAGGTAGTAATTGCACAAGTGCTTATTATGGTGGTGGAGGATCGGGAGGAGGATGTATTTTACTTTTAACTAAAAGTAGCTTTTTTTCCGGTAGTATTTTGTCTACTGGTGGGCTTGGTACAGGATCGAGTAATAGTGGTGGGTCAGGTGGTAATGGATTTAAATATTATGATACTTTCGATAATTTTTGGACTACCTACGGCTAAATCATGAGCGCGACCAGCCCCCGATCCCAAATCGTCAAGCGACTGCAAGATATGATTCCATCGCTAGGTAAGATTCAAGGTGTTGTGTCGCTTGAAGGGATGTTACAAGGTTCATTAAAACCTGACACTGCTTATGTTTACCGTGTTGCTAGTTACGCAACTGATGAGCAGATTCATGGTGAAAGCATCGTTATTAAAGATACATTTGCTATAATCCTCATCACAAAGAACGCTAAAGATGATGGTGGAGATGATTCTAGCGATGTAAATGATGACCTTTGTGTAGCAGTTGCTAGTGCATTGTTAGGCTGGGTCCCTCATGGTAGCCTTTTCCCACTAGAATATGAACGTGGTGAGATTTCATTCCAAAGGAATTTACTCATTTGGACTGAATTCTACTCACTAAATCGAATTAATACGAATATTTCCTTAAATTATGAACCTGTTAGCGAAATGAAAACGAATAAAAAAGCTGGTATTGACATCTATGGATACCGTGTCGTTGCAAGTAATGATGATGATACGGTATACCACCCGTCTATTCTGAATCCATTAGATCACTACAGAATACTAGGAATTGCCTTAAAAGATACCATGATTGGCAACTACCTAACAGTTCAAATGGCCGGGGTATTAGTTTATCCACAATGGAATTGGTTAGCAGGTCAAAGAGTATATCTAGCAAATAATGGTGAATTAACACAAACACCTACTATAGTATCTATAGGAACAGCTAACACTCCAAAATCCATAGTCATTCATATTGAGCAGTTAGAAACAACGTCTAGCGTTCAGCAATCGAAAATTGCTACTGCAAATGAAACGATTTATAAAGGCAATCCTATCGTTTTAGACACTCAAGGTTATGCCAGTATCGCTAATGGACAGCCTATTGGTATTGCCTTAAGCAATGGCAATCAAGGTGATGATATACAATACGATTCTGATGGTATAGTCACTTTATCTGATTGGAGTGGTGTTAATGCAAGCAATTCTCAATATTTAGTAGTAGGCCATGTGTATTATAGTGATCCTGTTAATCTAGGTAAAATAACAGATATTCCACCTAATACAGGATTTATACAGTCTCTAGGCACTGCTATTGCCCCAACAGTGCTAGATATAGAGATCGGGCAAATTATCTATTTATAGTATAGGAGATTTATATGGCTCATTATCTTGATACGTCAAATGGACACTTAGCGCAACAAACACCTATCGTTTCCTCGACTGGTGTAAGTGACGCTTCTAAAATCGTTCAAACTGATTCAGGTGGTCACTTAGACGTTTCCGTGTTGCCAGCAGGTATTTTGACTCAAGTCGCGGTATTGCCAGCGTCTGAAGCATTGGCCGCAGGTGACTTTGTAAATGTTTATGACGATTCTGGTACCGCAAAAGTCCGTTTAGCGACGGCGGCCACGAGTGGTAAATCTGCTCATGGTTTCGTTTTAGCGGCGGTTGAAAACGCGGCCAATGCAACAGTCTACTTTGAAGGTCAAAATACCCAAGTCACTGGCGCGACGGCTGGCGAAGTTTGGTTAAGTGCGACTACTCCCGGTGGATTTACTTCAACCGCACCAACAGGAACGGGTAAAGTGCAACAACTGATCGGGACTGCTATCAGCGCAACTACTATTGACTTTGAAGGTCAACGGCCTATTATTTTAGCTTAACAATTAAATTATTAGCACTCATTCAATGTGAGTGCTAACAACATAAGGAATAAATTATGCCATTACCAAGTCAACATACTAACCAATTTGCCATTTCAAAAGGCAAGGCTTACGTCCGTCAAATCAGTGGAATTGGTGCTGAGACTGGGATGCGTTATCTAGGCGCAGTCCAAGAAACAACGCTATCCAAGAAGACTGAGACGATTGAAATTAAGAGTGCTGAAGGTGGACTCGGTACCACACTCGATAAACAAGTGATTAGCGCAGATTACTCGCTAAAACTCACGATTGCCGATATGAGTCTCGATAATTTAGGACTGTATTTGAACGGGCAAAACGTGAAAATTGAGCAGTCCGTGCAGACAGATACCACTGAAGAAATCGCACTCGCTCCTAAGCGGTTGTACCAATTAGGGATTACTGAAGCCAATCCGACGGGTGTGAGAAACGTTTCTAACGTCACTATCAACGCGGTAAACGGCGTAAACGCAACCGCATGGGGAAGTGAAGACCCTTACTTGTTAAATGCGTTTGTAAAGCCTACCGTTGCGAATCAGCATTATTACAAATGCACAGTGGCCGGTACAAGCGGTACCACTGAACCCACTTGGCCCACGAATGGCACCACAGTCACCGACGGAACTGCCACTTGGATGGACATGGGATTGATTGCCATTGCCGATACACACTATGAAGTTGACGCGACGTTAGGGCATGTATTCATAAAAGACACTTTCCCTGCCCAAACGTGCGAAATTTCCTATTCTGCCGCGGCAAGTGAGTTTTACCGGATTACATCGCAAAGTGAGCAATATTACTACGAAGTGATGATTGTAAGTGACAATCCCGTTGGTGAAAATCGCAATTGGGTATTTCCAAGATGTACCTTTGAAGCGAGTGGAGATTTATCATTGAAATCAGAGAAGTCTGAGTATCAAAAGATTGAAATCACTGTAAACGTGCTACAACCCACAGATGGCCGCAATCAAGTCTACTATGAAGGTCGTCCAGTATGATAGAAGCCCTGCTAAATCCTGTTAAGGAAGTGCATGGTGTTCAAGTACACGCCCTCACATTAATGGATTTATCGCGTCTCATTACGGAATATCGCAATGAAATGGCGACATTACTATCAAATGAGAATGGCAACGTACTTGAATCGCTCATTATCAACAGCCCAAAATTCATTGCAAGTGTGATTAGCCTTGCGATTCATGAGCCTCAAATTGAGCGTTTGCAGTCATTACCGATAGGGATTCAACTTGATTTCATCATGACAGCATGGGAATTGTCACGGATTACGCCTGAACAATTGGGAAAAGTCATACAGGTAGTGACGCAGGGGATTCAACGGATCGAAGCCCAAATCACGACCCCACTGCCCGATTCAGTGAAAACCTGATGACTTTAGTGGATAACCTTGTTTCTATGGGTTATCCACTGTCTGAAATTCGGCAAATGACATTAGGTCAAGGAATGGTTTTTTACCGTTTTGGTGCAAAAAGAAAGAATATTGAATTAGCACAACAAGCAACTAATATTCGGTGCGCAGTCTGGTCTGAAAGTGATGATTTTATGAGGTATTTGGAGGATTTAAATGGATAATAAAGTCAAAGTTGATGTTGTGGTTGATACGCAACAAGCCACTGAAGATTTACTATCAGTCACCAATTCTGTACAAGAATTAGGTGAAACGGCGACGCTTGTCGACAATTCCAGTACCTATCAAAATACCCAGCAAAATCTCAAGCAAACGCAAAGAGAAGCCGGTCAAACCAAATTAAAAATTAACGCTTTAGATAGTGCGCCGGTGACGCTAGAGCGTTCGATTGCGCGGACGAATGCAGAATTAAAAAAGACCTCACAATCTGCGCAACAACTGAAAGTTACCTTAACCAATCCCCCTGTGAGTTTTCTTGATACAGCAAGAAAAACCACGCAAGCAGTCTCCGGTACGCTCACAGTCACTGAATTGGCGTATCGTGCCGCCAACAAAAAACCAACAGGAATGTTGTCGGGTGCTTTAGAACTCAATAATGAGTTTAAGAGAACACAACTCGCCATTCAAAATATTAAAACCGCCTTACAAACGTCACCAGATGCGATGGCGAATGTAGGGCGAATTGCTAAAACCGAATTCAAAGGGGTGTTTTCAGGGGTTCAAAAAATCCAAAATGAACTCCAAAAAGACCCAAAAAACATCGTTAAAATCGGTCCACAAGCCCGTCAGGAGTTGCTTAAAACTGGTCAAGCCATTCAAAATATCAGCATAGAATTAAACAAAACAGAGAAAGATTCCAGCCGTTTTGCCCGCGTCAACAGCGCGGTTTTTAATGGGATGTCTAAGGCTGGTGGCATGGCAATGCGTGAACTTGGATTTGTGGTGAAAGTAACGTTTACAGCACTGATTCAAGGCATTAATGGTGCAATGATTGCCTACACTCGCTTTGGACAGGCGTTTGGACGTACTACGCGCTATGTGGTTGTGAGTGCAGGTACATTAGCATTGGCGTATCGAACGCTCGGTGCGGCAAATATGAACAAGGTATTGGTTAGTAGTATGCCCTTCTTAAAACTGAGTAATATTTCAGGTTTGAAGAGTATGGCGGAAGGGATTTATACCACTGTCAATGCCCTCAAGAGTCTGAGTGAAATGTCACAAGTCGCACATCAAGCCGTGCGAAGAGTGGGAATGTCACTCCTTATTGTCGTGGCCGGTATCAGTGCGTCAATCGTGCGCACGGTGGCCCGCGTTCAGGAAGTGAACACGCGGATTTTAGGACTTTCTGCCAGTACCGCAGAATATAACGAAACACAAGCCTATTTAAGCAGGACTTCAACAAAACTCAGTTCAGATATTATTACACTTTCCAATAGTTACACGCGATTACTGAACCTTGAAAAGTCAGGAATTATTACGACTGATGAATCTCGTAAAATGCTTGAAGGCTTCTCCAATCTTGCGATGAAAACGGGTGCTACGTCCGACCAATTAGGTACGGCGATGTATGGTTTATCGCAAGGGTTATCGGCGGGCGTGTTACGTGCGGAAGAATTTAACCAAGTCATGGAGCCTTTGCCGGGGCTGTTACAAGAGTTGGATAAAGCGTCTGGTGTGGGGTCTGGTGGATTCAGAAAACTGGTGAATGATGGCAAGATCACCAGCGAAATGTTCAAAGACACATTGATTGTGGCATTAGCGAGTTACGACGGCGCGGCAAGTCGCACGGCGGGGAATATTGTCCCTACGTTCACTCGCATGAAGAATACGCTCACCAATTTACAAGCCTCTTTTGAGAAGCCGGTCACGAATTCACTCGTCCCGTTGATGAATGGCATGTCGTCTATCTTTACTGGATTTCAAAAAGGAGTGAGTGCAAGCGTTACACAAGGCGGTGGTTTTTTTGCTTTCTTAGAAGGTTTTGCGCGAAGAATAGGGGAGTTTTTCAATCGGATTGGTGCTGCACTTCCTGAAGCAATTGGAATGCTTGATTTTTCAGGAATTGAAGAACAAATCAATGGTATTGTTGAGGTTATTCTTGAACTCACTGATGGTATGGATTTAACCACCGGAGAGGGGTTAAAAGTCTTTTTACAGTTCATTATTAACCACTTGGAAATGGGCGCACATTCCTTAAAAACCTTTCTGCAAGGGTTTAATTTTATGGGTGCAACCAATCATATTGCAGGGCTATATGAAAGTCTTTCGTGGGTGATTGAGATTTTAGCGAGTATTGGTTCTTATGTCTCTGGTTTTATGAGTGCTGTTTCAATCGTATTTTCCACTCTAGTACAGCCGGTTCGAGACTTACTTGTTGTTGGTGTTTTAAGTGTAGTATTTATGAAGTTGGCACGGATATTGTCGGGATTTCCAGTGATATTGCGGCTATTTACCTTGTCATTTTCGCTGATGTTTCCTATCACTGCGACATTTATCCATGTGATTGAAGGGATTTATTTCTTATTAACGAAAGTCGTCTGGGGTCTGACTCGATACATTGTCGTCTCTCTTGCATCCCGCGTCGCTACCAGCGCGTTTGTCGTCGCGTTAAAAGCCCAATTCGTGGCAATGAAGGCAATGTCTGCTATAGATTTAGTAGGCACATTTGGTAAATTAGGACTCGTCATTGGGTTATTAGTTGGCACTGCGCTACTTGGAACCTGGGCATCAGAAAACGTGGCCGCCATTAAATGGGTAAAAGACGCACTTTCAGGACTGATTGAGAAGGTGTTTGGCCTTGGCAATACGGGTGCCGCTGATGAGCAAATGGTCAGCATGGTTGAGGATTTACGCGCTAAAACCAATGATACCACCATTACTGTAGAGAATTACCGTGAAAAATTAAGAGCATATTTAGCAGAGGAAAAGAGAGCAGGTGAAGCAAAGGTAGAAACTGGAAAAAAAGCCGATAAATTAAAAGAAACGTATAAAAACTTAGGAGTCAAGGTTAAGGAATCTGCTGAAGATATTAAAGCAATGTATGCCACACTCACAGAGATGACCGGTGCCTCATTTGAGATGCGATTCTCTTTAATTTCAGAGGGTGATCCCAATGCGATAAAACAGACGATTGCACTCGAAGAAGAGAAGTTTTTAACCATGCAAGCGTTAATCCAAAGAGATGAGGATAAACGCACGTTATCTATCCATAACAACGTTAAACTTGAAGAATCGAAAGTACAACGGCTTAAAGCGATTGAAGAGGAAATTGCCGCCCATAAATCGCAAGTCGAAGGTGAAAAACTGCGGGCGACACAAGCGAGAACGCTCTATGAAATGAGCGTCGAAAGTGCGAAGGGTAAAAAAATCTCAGACTCTGATCAAAGGGTCTTAGAATCGCAAAAAGACGCGGCCGCCAAAGCCACACAAATCGCATCTCAAAGAGAAGGAAAAATAAAGAGTTTAGAATCAGAACGGGGTAATATTCTTGAAGAAAAAGCCAAAAAGAATGCCGATGCAGAGAAACAACTGCAATCACTGACTGAAGAAACCCTGATGTCACGCATCAATTTGACCAGACAAACGTTAGGACAAGCGTTACAAGCCTATCAGCAATATGCACAAAAAGTTAAAGAGATTGAACAGGCGATCTCTGAAGAAAAGAAACGGCAGTCGGAAGTCCTTAAAGGGATTGACGAAAAGGCGAATGATGCCGCTAAAAAAGGTATGGAAAACCTGTTCAAAAAGCAGTTAGAACAAGGAAAGACCAATGCCGCGTATGAAACATCAAAGAATTTAGAGTTAAAAGCCGCTCAAGAAATTGCGTCGAAAAAAGCAGAATTTGCTGAAATGTCGTCACAAATTGAACAGGCAATGCAAGCGAAAAACTTCGCTAAAGCCGTTGAAATTGCAAAGGCTCAAGAACAATTAGGGATAACAATCTCTGAAAAACAACTGTCCGCAAAAGAAGCAGAAATCCAAAGGATGGTTGAATTAGGACAGTTGAGTGAAGAAAACGCGGCCCGTGAACTTGCGGCGGCCGGGACTTCTGCCCAAACAGATAGCAAAGCAATGGTTTTGGAGGCACAAGAACGGATTAACGCCGCAATGAGCCAAGAGAAAACGATTGCTCAAGAAAATGCTGATGCACAATTAGGATTCGTTGAGAATTTAAATACGTCGTTTAAAGCCCTATTAGAGCAGTTTACCAAGTCGAAAGAAGGGACTGCATTGGATGTGCGATTCATTCCTGACAGTCAAGAAATTGACGCTTTTATTGCCAAAATGAAAGGTGAAAAAATAGACGTTGCTGTCAATCCCGTGACCAATGCGGACGCAATTGGAGTGAGTCAAAATGCGGGTGGAATGTCATTTGCTGAGTTAAAAGGCGATCAACAAGAGGGTCTGATGAATGTCAGTTTAAAACCGAATTCTGAAGAATTGGATGCTTATTTACAAGCAAAGCAAGAACAGGGTTTAAACGTCAAGTTAATGCCAGATTCTGCACAAGTAGACTCGCTGATTAATCGCTTGAAAGAACCAACGACTAGCACACATACGATTACAGTCACGAAAGAAGGCGTTACCGCGGCAACGGGTGGTTTAATCAAGGGGCCGGGAACGACAACAAGTGACTCGATTCCAGCATGGTTATCAAATCGTGAATATGTAATTCCTGCTAAATCAGTAGACTATTTTGGAGTGGATTTCTTTCATTCCTTGCGAAGTCTTCAGATGCCGCGATTTGGCTTTGCAACGGGCGGGCTTGCCACTGCCGCGGGTCCACAGACCTTTATGAATCAGATTACGAATATTACGAATGAACGGGATTTAAACCCAATTCAAGTCAATGTAGGCGATCATAAAATCCCACTTTATGGCCGCACAGAATCAGCAAAGGCTTTACGAACCGCATTAAGGGATTTGAAACGTGGCTAGACAGTTAAACGGCGTAGATTTTCCTAAAAACGCAAGATGGATCAACCGCCTTGAATGGTCCGGCGTAACG